CTTAGGCAAGGAGATAGGTGGTTGAAGGTTAAACCCAAGGATACCGCTGACATCTTTGTCACAGGATACCAAGCTGGCACAGGGAAACACGAGGGACGCATGGGTGCACTCTTGACTAACCGAGGTAAGGTTGGTACAGGGTTCACGGATGATAACCGACAGTGGTGGCAGATGATGTATGATTTACATGGGTTACAGTGGTTGACAAGGCAACTGATCGAGGTAGAATACATGGAGCTAACACCAGCAGGTAAATTTAGACATCCTAGGTTCATAAGAATCCGGGATGATAAAACAGAGGAGTCCAAATGAAACAATGCGTTAAGTGTGGTAAGAATAAACAGGATACAGATTTCCGTAGACGCAGGGACAACGGTAAACTCAGGAACGAGTGCAGGCAGTGTGAGAGAGAACGAAAGAAGTTACCAGCTGTGATACCTGCTGAAGCCATAAGAGACCCTTATAATCCTAGGGATGCTAAGGAACTAGCTATGAAGAGGATGTTATCTGGTGCTAAACAAAGAGCTAAGGACAAGGGACTTATGTTTGATATTCATTATGAGGACATACAGATACCTAACCTGTGTCCTGTCTTGAAGATCCCTATGCTCCCTAGTACCGATGGATCTCAGAACGACAACAGCCCATCCCTTGATAGGCTCGTACCTTATCTTGGGTATACCAAGGGAAATGTTAGAGTTATATCTATGAAAGCCAACCGTATAAAGACAGATGCTACTAGTAATGAGCTAGCCGCTGTGTTAGAGTACGTAAAACAAATCGAAGAGGAGAATACATGAGTAAACGTTATGAGATAAGTTATAAGTTACTACATGGAAATAGTAGTGAAGAATTAGAAATTAAAGTAATTAAGTTACTTAAGGATTGCCTCGTAGAATCTACCCACATAGAGTACTGGGAAACTAAAGGAGGTGCTTTCTATGCCCACACAGGAGTAGCACAAACTATGGTTAAATATAGGAGAAAATATTAATGAATGAGAAAGTAAAACCTGCGACACCTGAGGAACAGCAACTGGTTGACCAAATGGCTGCACCTATAATTGCTCAGAATAAGAGACGTAAGAAGTTCTTATCGAGGAATAGGACAGTATGGAAACGCATGAATACTCCAGTTAAAATCTCTAAGCGAGAGAAGGGTGCTGATTTTATCTTTGTTATCTTAGCGAGAGCAGGAGTGTAACATGCGTCTAGTTCTTATTGATGGAGACCTCATTGTCTACGAAGCTGCCTTTTGTGTAGAAGGTAAGGAGAAGGATGGGGTGTACCTTAATTGGTACCAAGTCAGTAAGATAGTCAACACAATAGTCCGAACGATCCTCAAGGGATCTAAGGCTAGTCATCACCTTGGTTTTCTAACTGAGGGCAAGAGTAACTTCAGAGTAAAGGCAGCAACTACGCTACCTTACAAGGGACAACGAAAGACAAACGAAGAGAAACCTAAGTTTTACGACGAGATTCGTGACTACTTACAGAAGCACTTTGGTTTCCAAATGATGCGCGGAGTCGAGGCAGATGATGCACTAACGATAACTAGTGAACACTTCAAGGATAACCCTAAGGTTACCACGGTCATTGCGACTAAGGATAAGGATCTTTGGCAGTATCCGGGTCTTCACTATAACATGAATAAGAAAGAAATGATGGAGATATCTGAGGCTGAAGCACACAGGAACTTCTGGAGACAGATGATCCTAGGTGACATGAGTACCGATAATATACCCGGATTATCTCATGCAGCCAAGTGGGACATTGTCTTTAAGGATGATGAAGCAAGGAAGAAACATAGACCTATCCCATGTCATCAATTCGGTAAACAAAGAGCTGAGAAAATACTTGACGAAGTTGACCCCTTGGATTATGCTGAGACTATATTCAAGTATTACATTGAAGCTTATGAAACCGAGGAAGATGATTCAGTAGGAGCAGATAGATTCTGTGAGACCTTTAGTTTAGTCTTTATGTTACGTAAGGCACCTAAGGAACTCAAGATTCACTATAACCCAATCAAAGTTAAGAAAGCTGATGTAGCCTACGACGATGAGTTTGAAGGCTTCAGACCTGCGCTAGAATTCTAAGGAGAAAGTATGCAGAAATTAAGTAAGAAGAGACTTCTGAAACACAGGACAATGATCCTGCTGGAGGATCTATTGAAATCTCTGGTAACCCCTGAGCAAGCCAGTAGTATCACACGAGATAGTGTTATGGCTCAGTTAGGTAAACGAACCTACTACAAGAACCAAGACACAGGAGTGGTACGCCTAGGTCTGTGCTACAAGCAAGTGAGGAAAGAAGTCAAGGCTAATCCTTACATCACTGTAGATGAACTGAAAGAGAAGCATAACCTTGTCTAAACGTAAAGTCTGGACTGAGGCTGAAATACAGTTAATAAAGGATACGTATGACTCAGGTATTATGCAAGGAGATGGGAAGCTTGATGAGTTAGCTAAAGTATTAGGAGTACATAAAACTAACTTGTGTAGGAAAGCTAGATCTATGGGATTAACAGTTCAAGGACGTAAGTTAACTGAGGAGTCTAAGAAAAAAGTAGGACTTCGTATTAAAGAATGGCTTTCTAAGAACGAACACCCTAGGGGTTTTCTTAAGGGTAAGCATTCCGCTAAGTCTAAAGAGATAATGTCTGAGATGTCTATAGCTTACCATGAGAATTGTACTATAGATGAACTTAATCATCGTATAGATAAGATGCTAGAGACCAGAAGATCCAACGGTAATTGGACTCCTACTATGGCAGGATCTGCTATGTATTCTAGGGCTAAGTCAGGTAAGAGAAAGGATCTAGACAATACTTTCTTTAGATCTAGAACTGAAGCTAACTATGCTAGGTATCTAAAGTATATAAAGCAAGATTACTTGTATGAACCCAAGACCTTTTGGTTTGAAGGTATAAAGAGAGGAACTAGGGCTTACATACCTGATTTCTACCTTCCTGATAAAGATGAGTGGCATGAGTTTAAGGGTTGGTTAGATCAGAAGTCTATAACAAAGATGAAAAGGATGAAGAAGTATCATCCTGAAGTATTCCCTAAGATACGGATGGTAATGGAAAGGTTAACGGATGCTACTAAAAAGAAGTTATTAGACATAGGATTTGAGGAAAGTCAATTAATAGATTTCAGACCTATAAATAAACAATACAAAGATATCCCACACTGGGAAACTTAAGGAGGACAAATGAATTACGATGACTTAAGAGAAGACGAGTATGCGGAAAAGAGGCTTCAAGCCTTCCAGAAGAGAGAGGAAGAGAAGCAAGAGTACTTTAAGGCCATGGCCGCCAAAGAACCATTAGAAATGTCCCTACGTAAAGAAGTGTCTGAGGTATTCAATGGTTCCAACAGCAATAAATACTCCCGTAACTGTAAGGGAGTCACCATTGACGTCTACGATGTACTAAAGGCTTTTAATGTAACCTGTCCTGCCATGCAACACGCAATTAAGAAGATGTTGTGTACTGGGATCAGAGGTTACAAGGGTTTCCAACAGGATGCTGATGAAGCAATCAATTCAATCAAGAGAGCTAAGGAGTTAAATGTATGATGCCAATAATCGGAATTATTTTACTAGGGTTTATCTTCGGTATAGGAGTTTCCCTCGGCTTTGGTTTTACTAAGTTCATAGGTAACACTATCAAGAGGAGTTTCATGCGTGAGTAATAGTTTAGAACAAATGGTAGAACAGTTTAACACTACCTATAATGTACCTTGCGAAACGGTACCCAAGGTACCTGATGAAGACAAAGCTACCCGCTTGAACAATCTTATCATGGAAGAACTCATGGAGTTGAATGAAGCTCTAGATAACAAGGATGTCATTGGGATTGCTGACGCATTAACCGATATCATTTATGTCACTGCTCAACAAGCGTTAGCCCTAGGTTTCCCTGTGAATGCTATGTTACGTGAGGTACATAGGTCAAACATGAGTAAACTAGGGGAAGATGGTAAGCCTATCTTTCGTGAGGATGGTAAGGTACTGAAAGGTCCTAACTTTGCTGAACCTGACCTAGAGGGAGTCCTATCTACTTTTGCATTAGTTAACAGAACTACAGCAATGAATCGCTCTTGGCAGAAAGCATGTGAGATTACAAAAGAAAGCCTTAAGACGGAGGATGTAGAATGAAATCTTTATTAGCTATATTAACAATAGTATCAGTAGCAGGAGCCGTAGCAAGTAAATGGTTAGCTATAGCTTCCCTTGTAGGTTGGTTATTAGGTTTACTTGGGGCCATATCTGCTTTCTCTGGATGGTGGTTTATAGGATTTGCTATTAGTTATATCTTATGTTATTTCTTAGTTCACATTAATACTTACTTTATGGAGAGCCTATGAAGAAACACCGCCGTAACAACCATGAAGCAACAAAGGCACGTCCTCGTATTGATATTGAACCCCTAAATAATAAACAGAGAGAATGTTACACTGATCTACTAAGTAGTCCCTGCGTTATCCTAATGGGTCCAGCAGGAACAGGTAAGACATACCTAGGAGCTTCTGTAGCAGCCAAGGACCTCTCCGAGAAGCGTATTAGTAGGATCATATTAAGTAGAGCTAATGTAGCCACAGGGAGATCCCTAGGAGCTTTCCCGGGTACTGTTGAGGAGAAGATGGAACCTTGGTTACTCCCGATTACCGATGTACTCAGGGAACAACTAGGGAACGGGTTTTATGAACATGCAGTCAAGTCAGGTAAGATCTGTATTCAGCCTATTGAAACTGTAAGAGGTCGTAGCTTTGATAATGCTATTGTGTTACTGGATGAAGCACAGCAGTTATCTGTTGATGAGCTAAAGGCCATTACAACTAGGATAGGACAGAACAGTAAATTATTTCTCATGGGTGACCAAGCGCAACGTGACGTAAAAACAGATGGACTTGGTTGGTTATTAAGACTAGTGGAGAAACATGAGTTACCTGTTGGTTTCCATACGTTCACTAGTGATGACATAGTGAGAAGCGGGTTATGTAAAGCTTTCGTTAAAGCATTTGAACAGGAGGGCGTATGACAACAGTAGTTTACGACTGTAAGTGTTTAGTATCTGATTCCCAGTCTACAGTTGGAGATGAGATATATGGAGAGGATTGTCAAAAGATATTCCCTGATGTTGGTCCCTTTGCTGTCTTAGGTGTCGCTGGTAACTATCAGGATTCTAAGGATGTAATAGATGTTATATCTGATTACACTAAGATAGAGCAGATACTCGGGTTGGACTTCAAGGACCTTGAGTGGAACTGTTCAATGATAGCTATAACCTACAGAGGTGAGATATGGCACTATACTGGTAAATATAGTTTTGAACTAAGACAGGACATACCATTTGCTATAGGCTCAGGAGCACCCTACGCACTAGGAGCAATCCATGCTGGTGCTGATGCTAAGCAAGCTGTACTCGCAGCCGCTAGATACGATCTGTATACAAATGATTTGTTACAGGTAGCACAACTAACAGGTCCCGAGGAATCTGAGGAAACCGAAGAACCTGAAGAACCAAATGTACACTAGGGACCCAAGCGGTCCCTTTTTTATCGGAGAAATAATAATGAAAGAATATACTATATATGGCTCACCTAATTGCACCTACTGTGACCAAGCGATGAAACTACTGGAAATGAATGATATGAACTATAGTTACATGGATGCTGCTAGTTCGATGTACTTCCAGAAAGAGTTTGTTGATAGAGGTATCCGTAGTGTACCCCAGATCTTTGTAACAGATGATGGGCCAACAGATAGGGAGCAACGTCACGTAGGTGGTTTTGAAGAGCTGATGCAGGAGCTTATGGCATGAAGAGTACCGAGGGTTACGTAGTACTTTACCCATGGGCTTTGGAAGCAGCAGAGAAACAACAGGATATCTTATGGACACCAAAGGAGATTGAGGTTTCCAAAGACATACAAGACATCAAAGTTAACATGACCAAGAGTGAATCCTACGCTGTAACATACCTGCTTAAGTTGTTTACCTTGTATGAGAAGATGGCTAGCACTAGTTACTGGGGACGCAGGGTGATTGACGAGTATAATGCTCCAGCCTGCATTGAACGCATGGCTATGACCTTCGCTTTCGTAGAGGACGCAGTACACGCTCCTTTCTACAACAACTTGAATGCGGCGTTAAACTTGGATACTGAGGAGTTCTATAATGAATATAAACAGGATAAAGTTCTTAGTGATAGGATGAGATTCATTGGGGACA